GCACTTAGTTGGTTTGGAGTAAACTCAGATATATCCGCATAGGCAGCAGGCGAATCCAATAGTCACGGGGTAAGCGCAACCATAAGAACGCTCACTGCCACCGAAACTCCTTGGAGAAGTACCTCACCTATGTGCTTAGCTCTGAGAGCCCGTAGCCAGCAGGCATCACATAGATCGTCGGGCCACTTGGTATAGTGACTGGACGAACTACGCGATGTACTCTGCGAGGTTCCGGGGACTCCACGGGAGGTTGAGACACCTCTACCAACTTAGGACTCCAAGTTCCTTTAACGTATTCTCGACTTACGTCGAGGTACGCCTTAAGAAGCATGGAATCGGCCATCGATAGAGAGTGGCTCGCCCTCATTGTGAATACCCCTTTACTCACAAAGTACTTCGATAACCCTACTTTTAAGTAGGAGTCATCTGGTACTTGCTGGTTTTCATCCCAGCCTTGGATCGCCTGAAATTGGCTTGACCTCGCTGTTTGAATAGCGAGGGCCTTCCCAAACTCCTTATTAAGGATATGGGCAGACGCCAAAATCATTTGATTCAAGACCGTGACTAACGGGTGATTCCCTCTCAGGGCGGCACGGTAGGATTGGACATCCAAGTCTGGAAATTTCCGAAGGAAACTACCAGTCAGTTTAGCACTGACTGAGTAAGCATCCTTCTGGAAACATCCAAAATCTCGTTCGACTAGCCGTTTTGCAGCCTCAATATGAAGGTGTCTTGCGACATCTTCAATTGAACCAGGGGCTGAAATCAGCCCTGGGTGTTGCAAAACAGGGATACCGAAGAACTGCTCCACTCTCTCGACGAGAGCGGTGTAGTTCCCCGTATCCTTGGCTTTCGCCAACTGGTCGAACACCATATATAGCTTAACGACTCGCTCTGCTTGCGCAGGCTTGCCGAAAAGTTTATATATGGCTGAGATTAGTTCCGGGTGCCGGTCTATATCTAGGTCCCACCCATGGTGTCGTTGCGTCACTAAATAGTTATGTAAAAGGGAATACCTTTTCCATACACTAAATAGACCAGCAATACTAAACCCAGTTACTTCGACCCTTTATGGAACCACCTCTTAGCAAATTCAAATGTATCATTAGATACATGAGTCTTTGCTTCAGAGATGGGCATATCGAGGTCTGATAACAGAGTCCGGTACTGCTGCGCAACCGCTGCATTGGCAATAACAATGTCATCTCCTAGCAAGGCGTACGACGTAAAGTGCGGGAAACCCGCTCTTAATGCCGCCACCCTAACTATGAGGTGATGAGTTAAAGCCATTGCACACCATGATGAATATGCTCCCATAGGTTGCCCTGCTGCATATCTTACAGAAGGGTTTCCTTTGGAATTATATTCATAGCCCACTAAGATGTGCGCCCAAGCAGCAGCCTTGTCCTGCCCAAACAACCTTTCGAGTACCCTTTGTTGGAAAACAATGGGCATCCGATCGGTTGCGTTGGACAGATCAAGACTGTGGAATGGACGGAGAGGGAGAAGACGAGAGTGAAAGCTATCCTGATTAAAGGTACAGTCACACGGAATCCTACGCAAGATGCGATTCATCGCATCATGCAAGGGACGAAGTGCGGTCTGTGACCAATAGTCAAGAATCGCAATCACCCTAGTTTTCCCCTCTTTATCACTAAAGTAGGAGAGTTTCCTAAAAGATAACGTCTTAGGCGGAAAGATAGTCGCCCATATACTTGCCAAGCTCAGATTGCCGAAACGGCCAACCATCAGAGCATCTATGACTTTGCCCAGCTTGTCTCCTCCCACTACTCGTATGAGTAGTGTTTGGGGGAGCAAGGTAAGCTCTGTCACGGACGTTAAGATGGCTTGTCCAAACGGTCCTGAC